CTTTGACCTCTTGAGTGTTCATCCTTCTCCGTTGGTTACCTGCATATTATAGCAGGGTCTTGGGGCATTCGGCAACAGGTGGGACAGTTTTAGCATCGTCCCAATGTCTTACTGCGTTTGCAACAATGGCAACATTAGTGATGAGATAAGTGCAAAATATAAAAGTCCGTAGACCAGCCACGTAATCTGCCTCTCTGTCATCTTTCCCCTGCTTTTCTCCTAATGCTTTTGCCCAGATTCTCCAAAAACTTTTTCTCTTGCTCACACCAATCCATTCTCCTGGCAGTAACGTAAGGTATCTTTCAAACTACCAATATGCTTGGAACCAATAGCAACCTGAGGATACTCAGCATCCTTACCGAACTCTGATTCAAATGCTCTCTGAGAAAAGTGACAACCAAGCACATACTCATGATATTCACCACCAAGATGCTTAAGCAAGGCAGCAACCCTTTCACATTCTTGACTACCGTTTGTGTAGATTACGCATGTGTTACTAATCATCTGCCTTTTGTACAATAGAAATAACTTTTTGTTCTGGATGCAATCCTCTCACTACTTGTTCAGCATCTTCCCAGTCGATGCCATCTGCCACAAGATGATACCTAACGCATTTGTGTTGGTCATCCCAAGTCTGAACTTCAAAACTCAATCTCTTTGTCTCCAATCATCAGGTTTGTCTTGTTTGAACCAGTCTACAATCTCATCAGCACTACCGAAACCAGACCTATAGTTGGTTGGATCGGGGTCACCGAGTCCCAGCTGGTTCATAAAATCATCCATGCTACCCTCAACCATATCAGGATTAGCAGCTTTACGTCGTGCTTTGTTTAACCAATCACGAGCAGTTGTATGCCTCTTAGCGAGTTTTTCTGCCCAGATCATATCATCAAGTTTTACATCTTCTCCATTTACAATACACTTACAAATAAACTCTAAACGCAGTCTGTATTGAGTTGAAAGCATGTTAGTTACGCAGTTTGGACTCTAGTTCATTCACCTTGTTAAACTCAGCGTATGCCGACTCCGATCTGTCCTCAAGGATACAGAGGATATCATTTACAATAATATCGTTGTCAACATAGTCATCCAAGTATTTGTCAATGGCTTCTTTGAGGTATCTATACCTGTGCCATTCTTGGGAATAAGGTTTATACATGATGAAATATGAGGATAAGATTATTTAGGACTCATCAGACATTTTAGAAAAGTCGTTAACTTTTTCAAAACGAAGAGTTCTAAGAAACTTATCTACTAGTATATCACCTTTATGCGAAATGACAAATAGGTTTGTTCCTTTTCCAAGACTTCTTAAGATTTGAAGCAGTTCGCCTGTTCCAGATGCATCAAGAGAAGAATCAAACACTTCATCCAGAATCAGCAGATTGGTAGCAACACTATTCTTCATTCTAGCAACTTCACGCCAAGTGAATAAAAGTGCCAGGTCAATCTTCTGCTTCTCACCTTCAGAGAAAGATGCATAAGAAAACTCGTCACGGAAACGACTCTTGATAACTTCGTTGAACTCTTCGTCCAGAGTAAAATTAACAAAGAAGTCCATCGACTGCAAATACTTATTAATAAGTTGATTGAAGATGGGAATATACTTTTTGATAATTTGACTCTTGATACCAGAATCTTTCAATAGAGAAGATACTACTTGATACTCATCTAGTTGCTGACTAACAGAAGAACAATCTTTTTCGGTTAAGTTATACTCAGATTGATATCCTTGCAGAATTTCTTTTTCCTGGTCAATGTTAGGAGTGCTTTGTTGTAGTTCAGTGATCTCTTTTACGATTTGCAAATTTTCCATTTCAACACGAACAATCTCTCGTTCAAATGCAGTTGTATCACTACGAAGTTCATACAGTTTTGCAGAAGTTTCTTCCATCTTAGTGACAACTTCTACTGCTTCCGAAATATCTTTAGTAAATGCTTCAATCTCAGTAGCAAGAAGTTTGCCCGCTGATGACATCGTACTCACTTTATCTTGTTTGAACAGACCATCAATATTCTGACTACAAGTTGGACAGATATCATGCTCCTTGAAAAATTTTAAATCTTTTGCAATCAGTTTGAGTTCAGACTTTTTGTCTGCTTGACTTTGGCGCAGTTTACGAACAAACTTTTTCTGAGGTTCAATATCCCCCATCTGTTCTTCTAGAATAAGAGTTTCTTCTTTCTTTAGTTTGTGCTGTTCCTGAAGTTCTTTGATGCGCTCAGAATTCTTATTGTACTTTTTTTGCTTCTCTTCCTGACGGTTCTGATTTACTTCTTTGAGAGAATCAATCAGTTTCTTCTGACTATCAACCTTCTCTTTTGTGAGTCGAAGCATATGCCCACAATCAATGCTTTGACTTTGTGCTGAACGAATACGATCTTTCAGCAACGAGTTCATGTTTGAGAAAATTTGAATGTCAAGTAAATCTTCAATTACTTCCCGTCGATGAGCCGCTGGGAGTTGCATGAACGGTACAAATGTTGAACTTCCCAGGATAACGACCTGTGTAAAAGATTTGAAATTGAGTTTGAGGACGGATTGCTCAAGATACTTCTGGGTGTCTTTAGTTGCTGCATCCTGGTCTACTAGTTTGTTGTTCTTATAAAGTTCAAAGACATTGGGTTTGATACCTCGGAATACTCGATAGTCATCTTTACCAATAGAAAATGTTACTTCTACTTTAGTTCCTTTTTCGTTGATAGAGTTCACCAACTGAGGTTTGTTAATCTTACGGAATGCCTTTCCAAACAAAGCAAAACACAGGGCGTCCAACATAGTGGACTTCCCTGCGCCATTGTTTCCTATAATAAGTGTTGATGGAGATTCGCAGAAGTTAATCTCAGTCCACTGATCCCCTGTAGAGAGAAAGTTTTTCCAGCGGATAGTTTCAAAAATAATCATTACGGGGGAACAATCAAATCATCTTTTTTAATAACGGAATACGAATATCCGTAAGTATTGCAGTTAATGGCAATAACATCTTTGTCAACTTCGGTAACCTCTAAGTGGTCTTCGTAGTCTTCAGCATTTAATAATAACACATATCGTTCAGCATCATCACGTTCTTCAAATACAGTCACAGTTTTAATATGGTCCTTGCTTTTTACAGCATAGATACCACCTGACTCTATATCCGTTAGAACATACATTAGATTTCTGCTGCTTCCATGTACAACGACCTCATGACAGTTTTAATATTAGATTTATTAACTTTAAGGTCTATTTCATCTATGTAGTTATCAAGAAGAGTCATAGTATCTTCGGTTTCTAACACCTCAGAATTGCCAGATTCTACACTCAAGTCTTCAATAATCTTTAAATCACCAAGTCCCATATCTTGAAGTTGACTAACTGCATAGTCAAACTTTGCATAGTCACCCTTATCTTCGACGATTAGTTTGACATATGCTCCTTTAAGTTCACTCTCATCTGGCAGAGTAACTCCATTATTATAATACAACTTATAAAAAGTGTCAAAGGGATTCCGATAGAAAGTTGTTTTGAGAGTGTCTGTATCAAACACATGGAATCCCCTTTTACATCCATAATCATTCCAATACAACTGATACGGATTACCCAGATATGTAATATTACCCTTGGCAGACTTCATGTGATAGTGTCCACTAAAGACTTTATCAAACTTAGAAAAGATAGTTTTATCCATTCCGTTTTGCATCACATGACCAGGATGAGCCTCAAAACCGTTAAGCTCAAGATGACCCATGCAGACCCGTGCAGAACTAGTCTGGATTTCTCGTAAAGATTCATCTCTGTTTCCATCACAAATCCAAGGAAGAAGAAGTATATTACAACCGTCAAAGTCAACAGTAGTAGGACTATCGTGGACTGTGATGTTGCCGTACTCTCCCAGTAGTTCTCTAGGGGCATTGACTCTCAGGGTATTCTTGTAGTAAATATCATGATTACCCGTCAACATGTGCATACGCACACCCATTTCCTCAAGAGGATTAAACCACATTTCTTTTGCCTCATTTAGAGACATGAAGTTGATGGACCTTCTTTTATCAAAGGTATCACCTAAGGCAATCACCATTGAGATTTTAGATGCTTTGATAAAAGGAAGCACTACTTCTTTATAAAATCTTCGGTAATGATCGATGAAAGACTGATTGTCGTTACGGACACCGAAGTGCTGATCAGTTATCAGAAGGATTTTCATTAGGTTGCTTTTTCTCTAGGTCACGAAGGCGTTTGCGCCAGTATTCATTTTCAGACTGTTGCTGTTGCTCTTCTTGTTTTTGGGTCATCGCTTTGTATTAAGTTCTACGCGGGACTTGATCTGATTATATCCTGAATCTGTGTCACCGTCAACAGTGAACACATGGTCATAACCAGACTTCTCTAGTATTTTATCTTTGATATCCATCTGTCTTTTCTCTTTTGCAATTCTTCTTAAGAAAGCGTAGTAAACAATCTGAGTAAAGTATGCAAAAGGATTTTTGGATTTATCTGGATTAAAGTTGTCAATGTACTGAATACAGTTTTCAATACCATCACAAACCATATCATCTTTGTACATGTAGTTGATAAAGTTTGGTCTGTATGATAAGTGTGTTGCAATTTTCAAAAAACAACTACCAATATAATTTCCTACTCTAGGTTTATTTTCACTCTTCCAAGTTTTTAAAAATGCAAACTGTTCATCAGCATCCATATCAAGGAGTTCAGGAACTTCTTTTACTGCTGCATTAAAAACTTTTTTCTTATAAGCAATAATTGCTGCAAGAAACTCTTGATTATCAACGTAGTGCTGTTTTTGTTTTTTAATTACTTTCATATAGTTTCTTGCTTTGTGTACATTATAACACACTTGACAAAGTTGTCAAATCTCTGTAGAATAACCATGTGAGGGTTCAAGAAAAGTTCTAGCTTTTATAGATTCTTTCAAATAACTTTCTAGCTTCATCAATCTTTCCTAAGTAACCCATCTCGGGTTCAAGATCGAGTTGTGTTTTATTCTTTTTTTCGTCGTCTTCTCCCATGACGAATGCTTCATACATGAATGAAACTTCTTTACTCATAGAAGTGACTGTAATAATATCTTTTTCAGTAAGAATGTAAAAATCTTCATCAGAAAATTGCATCCACTTTGCAAATCCCATTCCTCTGACGGTGCGACCATCTTCAGTTTCTTTAGTGATTATTTGAGTGCAAACAGGATCTTGAATAAAGACAAGAGTTTGACCATTGTCCTCTGTGAGAACTGCTTTGCCAAGCACCTCTTCTCCATTGACTAATTTAAAAATGCCGTAGAACTCTTCGTCGTGTCTTGCGTAGTTAATCATAAGCTTTTACTTTGACATCTATGATTTCATAATTAAATTTTTCTTCGTTATATACCTTGACTCTCTCCATCAAATGATTGAGGGTATAGTTGTTACCTCTATCTGTGGTGATATCGTCTGCAATATCATATAATGTTGCTTGTGATTTATTCTCGCCTTTCCTTAGAACACGACCTATAGATTGAAGGTTCCTCACTCTGGACTTAGAAGGAGAAGCGAAAATAACGTTGTGTAATCTTTTGATGTTGATGCCTGTTGAGAAGGTGCCATAAGAGGCAACAATAATTGCGTTATCAGATTGTTCAGTTAGTAACCTGATGTCTTCGCGGTCATCAACATCTACGCCCCCATGCACAAAATGCACAGGTCTATCTGTATGACTATTTATCATCTCGTAAAGAGGCACTCCGTGACGCTCTACATAGTTGAA